CAAACGGCGTCCGGAAAACTGGATTTGATTATTCAGCTTCCTTATGTAATAAAGACAGAAACCCGACGTGCGCAGGTTGAGCGCAGGCGAAAGGATATTATTGAGCAGTTGGCTGGCTCTCAGTATGGCATTGCGTATACAGATGGAACAGAAAAGATTACTCAGTTAAACCGTTCGCTGGAAAACAATCTGTTGAAACAGGTTGAGTACCTTACCAATATGGTTTATAGCCAGTTAGGTATTACACAGTCGGTGCTTGATGGTACCGCTGATGAAAAAACGATGCTGAATTATACGAACCGCACTGTGGAACCTATAATTTCAGCTATTGTAGATGAATTAAAACGAAAATTTCTCACAAAGACCGCTCGGTCGCAGTTGCAGTCTATTGTCTATTTCAGAGATCCATTCCGACTGGTTCCAGTCAATGATATCGCAGAAATCGCTGATAAGTTTACCCGTAATGAGATTATGACCTCCAATGAGATCCGCCAGATTGTTGGTATGCAGCCATCTAAAGATCCGAAGGCAGACGAGTTAGTTAACAGTAACATTAGTCAGGCTAAACAGGACATACCTCAGACTTCAAATGCTACCGAAGTAAACGAAGAAGGAGGAGACAGTCAAAATGGTTAATTGCGATTTCAGTGGTTACGCCACCCGGAATGATTTGCTCTGTGGTGATGGTCGAACTATTCGAAAAGATGCGTTCAAAGAGAATGACGGTTGCGAAGTTCCGCTTGTTTGGAATCATGAACATAATGATCCGAATGCCGTGTTGGGACATGCGGTTCTTGAAAACAGAGAAGACGGCGTATATGCCTACGGTGTATTTAATGATACCGAACAGGGACAGACCGCAAAGAAACTCGTCCAGAATGGAGATGTACGATCGCTGTCTATCTGGGCTAATCAGTTAAAACATATTGGAAAAGACGTAATCCACGGAAACATCAGGGAACTCAGTCTTGTACTGGCTGGAGCAAATCCCGGTGCTTACGTGGATTTTGTTATGGCGCATAGCGCAGACGGTGAAGAAGAGCTTGAGGCATCTTGGGATGAGAACATTATGCTCTATCACTCGGCCGATGTAGAAGAAAAGAAAGGAGATTCGAAATTGGCGGAAGAGACCAAAAACGAAGAAACAAAGCCAGAAGAAAGTAAATCTGGAGAAAAGACAATCCAGGATATCCTTAAAACCCTTAACGAAGAGCAGACAGATGCCGTAGCAGCGGTTGTCGGTATGGCTCTTGAAGAAAATGGAGAAGAAGACAGCTCCGATGATGAAGAAGAAGGAGGAAATGTAGTGAAACATAACGTGTTCGACAATGAAGATACAAACCAGGGCACTGTACTCAGTCATTCTGATGAACAGAAGATCATCGCTATGGCAAAACAGAGCAATGTTGGAAGCCTTAAACAGGCTATGGAGATTTTCGCAGAAGAAAACGCTGGAACACTGGCACATGGCGTATTTGACGATGAAGTGGAAGCTCTGTTTCCAGAATATGAGCTGCTTAAAAAAGGTGAGCCGGATACTCTCGAAAGAGATCAGACATGGATTGATTCTGTAATGTCTAAAATCCACAAATCCCCGTACAGCAGAATTCGTACTCGTCAGGCGGATGCCCGTATTGCTGAACTGAGAGCCAAAGGTTATCAGAAGAAAGGCAATTACAAAGAAGATATGGCTAAGATTAAACTTCTCAGCCGTACAACAGATCCGCAGACTGTGTATATCAAAGATCAGATGCACAGGGATGATGTCGTAGATATCACAGATTTCGATGTAGTTGCTTACCAGTGGAAGATGATGAGACATGTTCTGAATGAAGAACTTGCTATGGCGGCACTTGTTGGAGATGGGCGTGAAGACGGCGATCCAGACAAAATTCATGAGGATCATATTCGCTCTATCTGGCACGATGATGATCTGTATTGCATTCATCAGGATGTTGATTTCGAAGCTGCAAAAACAAAGCTGCAGGGTACCAACACAGGGGCAAACTTCAGTGAGAACTATATCAAAGCCGAGGCAATGATTGAAGCTGCACTGTATTCCAGAGAGAAATTCAAAGGAACCGGTACACCGGATCTGTACTGCACACCGCATCTGCTTAATGTAATGCTTCTGGCCAGAGATCTCAATGGTCGTCGTATCTACGATTCCAAAGCTGATCTTGCTGCAGCACTCAATGTTGCATCCATCCAGACTGTTGAGCAGTTTGAGGGACTCGAGAGAACATCCAGCGGTGGTAAGAAGAAACTGCTCGGTCTGTTTGTAAACCTGGCAGATTATCAGTTCGGTTCCACCAGAGGTGGCGAAGTTACCAAGTTCGAAGATTTCGACATGGACTTCAACCGCTACAAATACATGCTGGAGACAAGACTCTCCGGTGCGCTCACTCAGGTATATTCCGCTATCGCTCTTGAGGAGCCGGTAGCCTAAATCGAATAAGGAGGATAAGCCATGATCGAAAAAATTCGTCCAGTTGCTGACGACGTGAATGTCGCCGTAAGAAAAGTTTATGGAAAAGCAAACGATGCCTATGCATATTACGATTCTGCTTGCAAGAACAAAGTGACTTGCGCTGAGCTGCAGGATGCATATATCAAAGGACTTATGATCGATGTTGCCGGTACATTATACAAACCGATTAGCTGTGCCGTTGCCGGGAATGTCGCAACTGTCACATATGTGACAACTGACACTTCCGCAGCTACGACAGCCAAACTTGCGACAGTTAAATCTGATAAATAAAAAATAAATCCGGTAAGAGGTGAAAGATAATGAGTAAATGGTTTGGCAAGATAGGTTTTGCTCTTCCTGTACGAGAGATTGAGCCTGGAGTATGGGACAGTCCAGTAGAGGAAAAGGAATACTACGGCGATATGACCAGTAACCGTTGGAAACGTCAGAGTTCTGGAGAGATTAACGACAATCTTAACCTTGCGAACGTTCTGAGTATTTTAGCTGATCCATTTGCTTTAGAAAACCATTCTTACATAGCGTATGTCGAAATCCTGGGATCGAAGTGGAAAGTATCCGATGTGGAACTCCAGTATCCCAGGATGAATTTGTCTATAGGAGGTGTTTGGAATGGGAACTCGCCTGGAACTGCAGAGTAAGTTGGAAGAATTGCTCGGTTGTAGGCATGTTTACTTCCAACCACCCGAATCAGTCAAAATGGAATATCCGGCAATCGTGTATTCCAGAAGTAGCATTAAAAAAGTCAGTGCCAATAACACTGGCTATTTACTTATGAACAAATACAGCGTGGTAGTGATAGATAAGAATCCAGTTATTTCTATGTTATTGATGCTTCCATATTGTGCTTATGATACGTCATATAAATCCGAAAATCTCTACCACGATGTATTAACTCTATATTTTTAAGGAGGATTAATAAATGTCCAAACTTGTATGGGATAAAGTCGGCGAAAGACTTTATGAAACCGGCGTCAGCAAGGGCGTTTTATACCCACAGTCCAGTGGAGCGTACCCGAAAGGGGTTGCTTGGAATGGTCTTACGGCAGTGAACGAATCTCCAGAAGGAGCCGAGCCAAACGCTATGTATGCAGATAATATCAAATATCTTAACATTTTATCAGCAGAAGATTTCAAAGCAACTATTGAGGCTTATACGTATCCCGATGAGTTTAAACCGTGTATCGGTGCCAGTGAACTTGTTGAAGGAGTATCACTTGGTCAGCAGGATCACATGCCATTTGGTTTCTCTTACCAGACAATTATTGGTAATGATACAGAAAACAATTCTCATGGTTACAAAATCCATGTTGTATATGGCTGCTTAGCCGCACCGTCTGAAGCTGATTATAATTCAGTCAATGACAGTCCGGAAGCCGCTACAATGTCATGGGAAGTTTCCACAACACCAGTAGACGTAGATGGCTTCAAACCGACGGCTACGTTAGTGTTTGATTCCACTAAACTTAGTGCAAAGAAGATGGCCGCTATTGAGAAAGTTCTGTATGGTGATACAGAGACTGAAGCACGCCTTCCGTTACCAAATGAAGTTAAAACTATTATTGCAGCAGTAAGCGAGTAAATTAAGTTTGTAATATTTTTAAGGGGTCCTCAAATTCGTAGGGCCTCTTTTTTTAGATATGAAAGGAGAAAATATGTTCAAAAAAACTATCGCATATGAAGATTACAACGGTGTAAAAAGAACAGAGGATTTTTATTTCCATTTCAGCAAGGCAGAAATTGTTGAAATGCAGTTAAGCACAGTAGGCGGTCTGGACGCCACTATTAAAAGAATTGTAGCAGCAAACAATGAACCGGAAATCATTAAGTATTTCAAAGATCTGGTTCTCAAAGCTTATGGTGAGAAGAGTGCCGACGGTCGAAGATTCATGAAGAGCCCGGAGATCTCCAGAGCTTTCGCAGAGACCGAAGCGTATTCCGTTCTGTTTATGGAGCTTGCGACTGATGCAAAAGCAGCTGCAGAGTTTGTCAACGGACTGTTACCAGCCGACATCAGAGAGCAGGCCAAAATTGAGGCTGATAAAATTGTAGCCGAACAGTTTCCAGAAGCTTAATAAGTAAGAAGATTATGGAGGGATGAGAATGCTAGAAGTAACTGTTCCCGCTGTGGAAATGTGGGATGATGAGACGGGGGAGTTCGTATCTTCTACCGAGTTCAAAGAATGGCATCTGCAACTGGAGCATTCTCTTATTTCTCTGTCAAAATGGGAAGCCAAGTGGCATAAACCTTTCTTTTCCAAGAAAGATAAAACCTTGGCGGAAATTATAGATTATATAAAATGTATGACCATTACCGAAAATGTTCCGCAGGAAGTGTATGAAAGAATAAGTCATGATTCGAAAATAATTGAAGACATATCAAACTACATAAATGATCCTATGACTGCCACAACTTTTCGAAAGGAACCAGCTCGAAAAGGCACTAATGAGATGATCACCAGTGAATTGATTTACTACTGGATGATTGCTCAGGGGATTCCGGCGGAATTTGAACGATGGCATATAAACCGATTATTAACACTTATACGGGTTTGCAATGCTAAAAACTCACCGGGTAAAAAGATGAGTAGTAGTGCTGTAACCAGGCGCAACGAAGCGTTGAATAAAGCTCGTAGAGCGAAATACCATTCGAAAGGATGATTTAATGAAAAAAGGAATTGATATCAGTTATCACCAGGGGGCTATCGACTTTAGCAAAGTGAAAAAATGCGGAATCGACTTTGTAATCCTGAGATCAAGTTATCGTAAAACAACTGATACAAGATTTTTTGAGTATGTAAAGAAATGCAAGGCGGTAAACCTTCCTATTATAGGGGTATACCATTTCATTTATGCGCTCAGTGAAACACAGGCACTCGCCGAAGCTCAGTTTTGTGTTTCACAGGTTAAAAAAGCAGGACTTGGAAAGGATATATACATTTTTGCCGATTTTGAGGGTGATACAGTTCTCAAAGCCAAAAAAGCAGGAGTTACTTTAGGAAAAAGCGAATGCAATAAATTCACAGAGATCTTCTGTAATTATGTGAAATCTCAGGGATATAAACCGGGTATTTATGCCAATGGTGATTATTATAAGAACTGGTATTCGAAAGATTTACTTTCTAAGTATCCGATTTGGCTGGCCGATTATGAGGGAGGTCCTGATTTTGCATGTATCATTCAGCAGTTTACGGATTCTGGGCGAATTGCCGGAATTAATGGAAACGTAGATATGAATCACTGGTATGGTGAATCTACTGGCAATGTGAAAGTACGATCCCGTCAGGCTGTAGTCGATCTTATCTGTTCTTGGGAAGGACTGAACGAAGCAGATGGTTCTTATAAGAAAATTGTAGATATCTACAATTCATATACAGGTACTTTCCCACGCGGCGTGAAGATGAAGTACGGGTGGGCCTGGTGCGCTTGTACATGGTCTGCCGCTGCTATCAAACTCGGTTATACCGACATTATGCCTATTGAAATAGGGTGCGAAGAACTTATCAATCGGGCCAAGAAAATGGGTTGTTGGGTAGAAGCGGATGATTATGTACCAAGCATCGGAGATGCAGCGTTGTATGATTGGGACGATAATGGAATTGGCGACTGCACCGGATACGCCGATCATATCGGAACCATTGTCGAAGTACATAAGAGCCTTGGCTATTCCGTCGCGATGGAAGGTAACTATAAAGATGCGGTTCGTAGACGTAAACTTGCTATCAATGGCCGGTATATCAGAGGATACATCACACCGAAATATACGGACAATACCATTTCATACGTTCCTCCGTCAAAGACCGATACAACAGTGAAATCTGAAAGGAGCGGTTATATGTTTAATCCAGAAGTTGTGAAGAATGGCAGTAAAGGCACTTCCGTTCTTTTAGTACAGGAAATTCTCAAATCTAGGGGATTCAAAGGATCTGATGGTAAAGATCTCAGCCTTGATCGAGAAGCAGGTTCGAACACCATCTATGCTATTAAGCAGTATCAGAAATCCAGAGGACTTACTGTTGATGGTGTTTGTGGTACAAATACATGGAAAGATCTTATCGCAATCTAACGAGGTAATACATGATTGAATTCAGACAAAAGGGAGATTTCTCGAAACTTTCAAAGTTCCTTGAGAGAGTAAAAGAAGCGGCCAGAATTGGCGACCTGGATAAATACGGGCGAGCTGGTGTGGCCGCCCTTTCGTCTGCAACTCCGGTAGACACAGGTAAGACCGCCGCTTCATGGACTTATGAGATAAAACGTCAAAATGGATCTGTATCCATAGAATTCCATAATACAAATGTGAATAAAGGAGTTCCAATCGCTATTATTTTGCAGTACGGACATGTTACCGCAACCGGGGGCTGGGTAGAAGGAAGAGATTATATCAATCCTGCTATTCAGCCTATTTTTGATCAGATTGCCAATGATGCATGGAAGGAGGTTACTAAGAAATGAGTGAAACAATAGACAGCAAAGTCGTCGAGATGCGGTTTGACAATAAAGACTTCGAGGCAAATACTCGGATCACCATGTCAACTCTTGATAAACTTAAAGCGAAACTTCATTTCCCAGGAGCCTCCAAAGGCCTTGAGGAAATTGGGGATACTGCTAAAAGAGTTGATTTCTCAGGTATGAGCAGTGGTGTAGAAACTGTTCAGGCTAAATTGTCAGCCATGCAAGTCGTCGGTATTACCGCATTGCAGAATATTACAAATGCTGCCATGACAGCCGGTAAACAGCTTACAGATGCTATTACCATTGATCCAGTAAAAGACGGATTTGCTGAGTATGAGACTCAGATGAATGCTGTTCAGACCATCCTGGCGAATACCCAGAAAGAAGGTACGAATGTTGAGACTGTCAACAAAGCCCTTGATGAATTGAACACGTATGCTGATAAGACTATTTATAACTTCACGGAAATGACTCGTAACATTGGTACGTTTACAGCGGCCGGTGTTAAACTTGATGCCTCTGTATCAGCGATTAAAGGTATCGCCAATCTTGCGGCTGTCTCTGGTTCAACTTCTCAGCAGGCATCCACTGCAATGTATCAGTTATCCCAGGCGCTTGCCGCTGGCAAAGTTCAGCTCATGGACTGGAACTCAGTAGTTAACGCCGGTATGGGTGGTCAGGTATTTCAGGATGCCCTTATTCGAACTTCTGAGCATCTGCAGACCGGAGCTAAAGCTGCCATCGAAGCACAGGGATCATTCAGAGAATCATTACAGGATGAATGGCTTACCACTGATGTTCTTACCCAGACACTCGATCAGTTTGCTACAGCAGCTGATACGCAGGAAGAATATAACGCAGCTATCCAGAAATTTGTTGATCAGGGATATACCCAGGAACAGGCTAAAGAAATGGCCGATATGGCCAAAACCGCCGGTGACGCAGCTACGAAAGTTAAGACATTCACTCAGCTTATCGATACATTAAAAGAAGCACTTGGATCAGGATGGACAAAAACGTGGCAGCTCATAGTTGGAGATTTTGAAGAAGCCAAGGAAGTTTGGACCAAAG